ATGCGTGATATAGATAATAATGTTATCTATCATATCATGTGGCTTGATAGTGGGGCCAGAACAAGTGGTTTTTATATTTATAGTGAAGCTAGGGCAGCTGCATTGCGTATATCGATGGTGGCTTGCAGGGGGGTGTGATATGATGAAGGATATAATAGGAATGATATTGATAGGTGTTTTAGGGTATGTTATAGTTTGTTTATTGTTTATAATGTAGTATTAAATAGGAGGTTATGTTATGCCTAGAAAAGATTATATTAAGTTTGCTAGGGTATTAAATAAGAGATATGAAACGGCTCAACGAGTGAAGTGTGTTGACCTAGCTTATCTTATGGGTATGATTAACGAATTAACTTGCATACTTGCTGAGGACAATAAGAATTTTGATCATCAACGCTTTGAGGACGCTGTATATACCGGAAAGGGGTTATAATATGGATTATGATAAGAAAATAAGCAATTTGTGGGACTATCTGCTTTATGAAGATATTGCAACCGAAGAAGAATTGAAACTTGTTACTGACATAAATGGTTATAATGAAGAGTCGCTTAATAGTGTTTTATATTCTCGTACTGGTTATAGGAGTTTAGAGCAAATAGAGACTTTGGACGACGATTGATAATACAATGCTATTAACTAAATGAGGTGATATTATGAGAACAGCCAGACTTACAACGGATCAAGGGTCAACGTGGATAACTAGTATAAATGGAACAGATAGCGATATAGTAAAGTATTTCCTTGGAAGACCCGCTAATTTCGGTGCATATGGCTCTGTTATTGACGATTCTTTAGTGGTAAAGGTGGAGATTGACGAGGTATCAACATACGAGGTGACTATATGACTAGGATACGGAAAGAGATTAGATATAGTGGTGAATTGGTAGGCTATAAGCTCTATGCTGAAGGTGGTTTGTTCGGTTGCCTTACCTTTGTTGGTTATGAGTGGTTATAGTTATACAATGTTATTAGATAAGGATGGTGATATTATGGACTATTGTATTAAGTGTGGTAATAAGGTTGATACTAGCTTGCTGATGATACGAGGTGCAGCTTGTCAGGAATGTCGCTCGTGTGGCTTCACGATGCCCGTGGAGTGGTTTAATCTTATGGATAGTAGTATTGCTATGTATAATGTGGTGTTGGTTAATGAGAGAGATACAGACGAAGCTAATCACAATAATAAAGCTTATAGAAAGGATATATTATGATGAACTATATTGCTATTGCAAACGATGCACATGTATTTGAACCCACCATATTTAGAGCTGAAGACATAACAGACGCTAGGCATTGGGTCATTAATCATCTTGATTGCTCCAAAACATGGCATATCTTACATATATCAACCCGTTATGTAAACCTACTAGATCCAACAAAGAAATAGGTACTAGATAGGGTAGGGTTTAGTCATAACGTGGCGTGGTGGTGCCTTTACGGGACGATTAAGGGCATTCCTGAAGGGGTTACTAGGGTCATAGTTAATAAGCTAGTGGACTAGTTATTGTTACTAATGGCTAGTGAGTAGTGTTATATCTGCAAACCATTGATATTAGGTCAATAGTGTACAATAATATGTATAGAGTAATGAACATAGAACTATAACAGACTAGAGAGTATAAGAGCAATACATACTATAAGAGAATAGAAGTGTGCTAATTCAATTTCGTATCCTTTACAAGTATTCATTCAATTACACTCATATTAGCCTAAGGGTTGATCAGATATAACCCTAAGCATGTCCTGGTGTGCCCGTGACGCCGTGTTCATGCCTCGCTACATACATATATACATACTATATAGTATACAGTATACACATTATAATATTATAACATGTTATATCTACTAACCCTTATAATAATACCCTATACTACCTATGGTAATAGTATACCCTATACACTACCTACCATATACCCTATATGTATATACTAATAACATACTATAGTAATAACATAATAACATATATACATATAGTATATGGCATAATACATGCATATGCATATACCATACCAACTACCCCCCCTTACCCCACATACTTAAGGGGTGGGGTGTGAGTGACTAATATTACCACCCCTACCCCATACGCAAAGAGAACCCCCTTTTATATTTTCCATATATTTTTCCCATTTTCCCCATATTGACACTTTACATCATTATATGATATAATCTTAATATATGGTAAAGAAACCCACTAAACGTTTATCCCTAAAACAACAACAATTCGTAGATGCCTATGTAGCCAATGGAGGTGATGCCACAAATGCAGCCCTAGTAGCCTATGACACAGCCAGTAAATCAAGCGCAGCAAACATCGGTAGACAGAACCTAGACAAACCCTACATAAAAGACATAATAGATGCCAAAGTATCAGATCTAAAAGATGGTACCCTAGACACACTAAAGAAAAAGGATCTAATGGGAATAGCCCTAGACACAGCACATAGTGACATGATGGACGATGACCCCAGAGTAAGAGAAGGTGCCCGTAAATACATCTTAGAAGTAGCCAAATTCCTATCAGACACAGGAAAGAAAGTAATCAATGATAACCGTAAGCAAAACCTCGTTCTGCCAAAATGGAAGTCAGGTACAGGTAACTCTTAGTAAGCAGGAAATACTAAGCACCATCTCCCAATACCAAAGCTCCACTTACAGAGAAACATTCGATATTCCAACATACATCAATGAATTGGAGTACCTATCAGAAGACTCTCATGGATACTCTATACTAGATATAAATAATATTGACAATAGTGACCTAGATATGATATAATCTATATGAAGGGTAATCTATTTAAAATATGTCATTTACCCCCAAGTTTAAAAAAGTCCTAGACGAACTAGATACAATGGCTGCCCGTAAGGAGCCTATTGACGTATTAAGAGCCTTTTTTAGAGACAAGATGATCGAGCTAGGACCCAAGGAACGCATAAACAACCTCTACAAGATAAGACCCAAAAGAGCAGTCCCAGGTGAACGTAGCAGATACATCTCTTTCAGAATGAACAAGGTACAGGACCACTACTTCGACAATAGACAGAATAGAGATTCCGTACTTAAAATGAGACAGATTGGCCTAACAACCCTTTCATGCATAATAGGACTAGATATGTGCCTATTTAACATGGGAAACAATGCCTGCATAATGGCCCATGTCCTACCCAATGTACGCAAGTACTTCAGAATAACAAAAAACGCCTTCATACAATTCCAAAAAGACTGGGGAACACTTTACCCAGTAACAAACACAGTAGATAACGTAGCAGAACTACACATCGGAGAAACAGGCAGTATAATGATGGTAGCCACAGAAACCAAGGGCCTAACCTTGGATTTTTTACATATAGCAGAAGCAGCCTTTGTACCCAACAGTAGAATAGAAGAGTCAATAGAATCAGTCCCTCTCTCAGGCCACGTAATAATGGAATCAACTCCAGATGGAGCATCAGGCATATTCTATGACCACTGGAGCAGCTTCCTAACAGACCCAGAAAGCTCCCTATTTGAATGCCATTTCTACCCCTGGTGGTGGCATTACCCCGAGAAACAGGATATCCCTTATCTCAAAAGACCAAGAGTATTCGTAGCAACAGAACAAGAAGAAGAACTAATGAAGAAGTACGAACTAACAGATGACCACATAATATGGCGCAGAAACAAAATAAGCGAATCAGGAAACAACGAATCAGAATTCCTAAAGAAATACCCCGAAGACCCCATAACCTGTTTCCTCTCTGGTGCCCACTCAGTATTCGATTCAGACACCACTAGAAGCCTCTGGATAAACGCCCATGACCCAGCTTTCAGAGGTGACCTAAGGATAGCAACAAAATGAAAATAGAATTTGAAACAAGAGCTTTCAAAGGAAAAGACGAAGAATTCATGGGCTGGCGCATCTACCAAAAACCCAAACCCCTCCATAAATATGCCATAGGAGTAGATGTAGCAGAAGGAAAAGGAAAAGACGCCTCATGTGCCCAAGTAATAGATTGCAACACAGGAGAACTAGTAGCAAACTACTGGTCCCCAGCCATAGACGAAGACAACTACGCAGCAGAGATATACAAAGCAGGCTACTACTATAATAGAGCAAGAGTAATAGTCGAAGAAAACAACAGCGGCCACGCCGTAATAACAAATCTCTCAGGAGCATACTCCAATAGCCTCAGATACCCCTACCTATATAAAAGACTAGAATACGACCAATACACCAAGAAAAAGACAAAAAGAATAGGCTGGCGCACCACAGGAGGTAATAAAGGAATACTAATCTCAAACCTAAGAGCAGCCCTAAGAGATGGCGAACTAGTAGTAAGAGACAAACACACAATAAATGAACTAAGTACCTTTGTAGTAGATGAAAAGACAGGCAAACTAGGAGCCAAAGGCAATGCAAGAGATGACAGAATAATGGCCTTAGCTTTAGCTTGGGAGCAACTACTAGTAACAAGAATAGCCAAACACAATTCCAAACATAGCTACAACGAAAAACAAGAGTATGACGAAACTACAGGATTCCCCATTTAAGCATATCCAAGGATATACATGAGCCGCCAATATAAAAAGTCTAAAAAAGCTGACAACGAGTGTAAAGAGTATATAATAGACCTCTTACACGACTCCGAAGAATTCTACAGACCCCTAAGAAGAAAATGGAACACCTTTGAATACCTATACTCAAAAGGTGGAGCAAAGAGAAACACCCCCAGAGGCAGAGCAAACCTAATGCTCCCCCTAGCCTTCCAACAAATAGAACCCTTCGTAGACAACCTCTCAGAACTAATGTTCGGAGAAACCCCCTACATAGCCTACTCCCCCAGAACCAAAGGAGAAGAAGTAGTAGAATCAGCCCGTGACATATCCAAATTCACCCAATGGCAACTAGAAGTAGGAGACTTCTACCCCGAAATGCGTAAATACTTCAGAAACCTAGGAAAACTAGGTAACTCAGTAATGAAAATAATCTGGGAAGAAGACACAATAGAAAGAGACCTAGACCCCGAAGAACTAGAATTCAACGAAGAAACAGGCGAAGCCAAATCCTTCACAAAAGAAGAACCAATGTTCGATGGCCCCAGATTCTACAACCTCTCCCTATTTGAATTCAGAATCCCCAAAGGAACCTCCCACTGTGACATACAAAAGATGTCCTGGGTAGCCCACGAAGTATACAGAGAACCAGAAGACCTCCTAGACAACGAGAACTATTGGAGAGGCCACTCAGCAATAAAGAAAGCTCTAGGCAAAGACTACAAAAAAGAACTCCTATCAAGCAAAACAGTCCCAGCCATAAGACCAAATAATGACCACTCAAAAGAAGCAGCCCTAGCTCTCTACGACAGTACCTCCAAACTCCAAAACAAAAACCAAGGAAAATGGCGCGTAGTAGAATGGTGGGGCAGATACGATCTAGGCAACGGCTACAAAGAACCCTGTCTAATAGTAATGGCTTACGCAGGAGACTCAGATCAAATTCTCCTAAGAAAAGACCCAAACCCCTTTAAATACAAATTCAAACCTTTCGTAATGTCCTATGACTACCCAATAGACGGCGAAGCCTACGGATATGGCGAATTAAACATGATTAAGGGCCTAATATCCGAATCAACAGCCCTAAGAAATGCCAGACTAGACAGAACAAACCAATCACTAAATAGCATGTGGTTAGTAGACAGACAGTCAGGCATCAACACAAGAGAACTCTACACATGCCCAGACAAGGTAGTCCTAACAGATGATATGGACGGAATTCAGAAGTTAGAGAACTCAGGACCTACCGCAGCATCCGTAGAAGAAATAGGACATATAGACTACGACATCCAAACCAC